GAACTGGATAACGGTGAGGCAAAAGCCAATTCGGCTGTGGCTCAGAACCTGTTTAACATTGCGACCAGCCGGGAGCAGGGGTCTGTTGCTGCGGCTATCTTCTGGATGAAAAGCCGCGGTAAGTGGAAAGAAATCAACCACGTTGCTCATGGCGGCGACAATGACAGGGTGCCCATCAAAATCGACGCCAGCCTGAAGGGCCTCTCTGATACCGAGCTGGACCAGATGCAGAGCCTGTTAGGGAAGGCGGCAGGAACGAAGAATGAGGGTTGAAAAGATAGGATTGGCGACGCTCTACCTGGGTGATTGCCGCGATATTGCAGCGTCGCTGGAAAGGCCAGCGGCGGTGATTACTGATCCGCCGTATGGGATAAATTTTCAGTATGATGGATATGATGACAGCCGGGAAAACCTCAAAGAATTGATTTCTTGGCTCATGCCTTGGGCAAAGGCAAACGCGGATAGGATTGTTATTTTGCCTGGGATTACACAGATTTATTTATATCCCGAACCTGATTGGATAATGTCAATTTGCTGGAATACCACCGGCAGTTTTGGCGGGTTTGGGTTTACGCAATGGATGCCTGCCCTCTTGTATGGGAAAGACCTAAAGGGGTTTGGGTCTATTAATGGCGGCATCCTAAAATCTGATGTAATCTATTTTTCTGGAATGGTTGATAATATCGTCAATAAAGAAAAGAATGAGCATCCATGCCCAAAACCTTTAAGTATAATGTCCAAAATTGTGGCACGAATGACAGAGGAAGATTGTTGTGTGGTTGATCCTTTTATGGGAAGCGCGACAACAGGGGTGGCGGCGGTGAAATTGAACCGGCAATTTGTTGGAATTGAAAAAGAACCCAAGTATTTCGATATTGCCTGCCGCCGGATAGAGGAAGCCCAGCGGCAGGGTGACTTGTTCCGCGACGCCGCAGAATGAACGCCACGCTCAAGCCCGAGGCGCTGCTGGAGGCCATTAAGCGCGAGCAAAAGCGCCGGGCTGCCTCTGCGTCATTGTATGAGTTTGTGCAGCAAGCTTGGCCGGTGGTCGAGCCTGGAGTGCCCTTCATCCCAAGTTGGCACATTGAGGAAATCTGCGAGCATCTGGAAGCCATCACCGCCGGCGAGATCCGCAAGCTTTTGATCAATATTCCGCCGCGCCATTCCAAATCCACTATCGTCAGCGTGATGTGGCCGATGTGGGAGTGGCTCACGGATCCGTCGCACAAATACCTCTGCGCCAGCTACAGCGGCAACCTCTCCATCCGCGACAACCTGAAGGCGCGGCGCCTGATCCAATCGCCCTGGTATCAGGAGCGGTGGGGGCATCTCTTTAAGCTTGCCGGCGATCAGAACGCGAAGCAAAGATTTGAGAACGATAAAACGGGTTATAGGTTAGCCACCAGCGTGGGTGGCACAGCCACGGGCGAGGGCGGCAGCAGGCTGATCCTCGACGACCCCCACAGTGCCCAGGAAGCCCAGTCTGACGTAATCCGCGAAAGCGCGCTTGAGTGGTTCGATATGGTGTGGAGTACGCGCCTCAACGACCCCAAGCGCGACGCCATGGTGACGATTATGCAGCGCCTGCACGAAAGCGACATCAGTGGCCACATCCTGCAGGATATCGGTGGGTGGGAACACCTGATGATCCCGGCCGAGTGGGATGGGGTGCGGCGCAAGACAAGCCTCGGCCCCTATGATCCGCGCCAGAAGAAAGGCGAGTTGATCTGCCCGGAACGGTTTGGCGCCAAGGAAATCACCGAGCTAAAGCAACTGCTCGGCAGCTATGGCACCTCGGGCCAGTTGCAGCAGGATCCGGTGCCAAGCACGGGCGGTATCCTCAAAACCAAAGAGTTCCAGCTTTGGCCGGCAGATAAAGGGCTGCCGCAGTTTGAGTTCATCCTGCAATCGTATGACTGCGCCTTCACCGAGAAAACGTCTGGCGACCCTACCGCCTGCACGGTCTGGGGGATCTTCAGCCACAACAATCAGCGCAATGCCATGCTGATTGACGCCTGGGACGAGCATCTCAGCTACCCCGAGCTGCGGGCCAGGGCCATCAAGGACTGGTCAACCGAGTATGGTGGCACGACCGTCAAAGACGGCCTCCGCACCGCCCGCCGGGCTGACCGGATCTTGGTGGAAGCCAAGGCGTCTGGGCAGTCGCTGCTGCAAGACCTCCGACTGGCCAAGGTGCCAGCGGTGGCCTACAACCCCGGCAACGCCGACAAGGTCAGCCGCGCCCACCAAGCCAGCCCGACGCTGGAGATGGGGTTCCTTTGGTTGCCGGAAAGCGGCAAGAACCGGGGCCAGCCGGTAAGCTGGGCGCAAGGCTTCCTGAAGCAGCTAACGAAATTCCCCGTGGCGGACCACGATGATTTTGTGGACACCTTCACTCAGGCGGTGATATTCTTGAAGAACGAGGGGTTTTTTGACCTCCCCCAAGCGCGTGACCGTGACGAGCCTAGGCAATTTAGAAAGGAGCGGATTAACCCGTACGCAGTATGACGGACGTTGCACATCTTTACCGCTTAACCTCACCCTCGGGCAAGGTATATATCGGTATAACAAAAAACGTACGCAAACGCTGGTTAGAGCATTCTCATGCTGCTCGTTGCGGGTCTAAATGCGCCCTTCATCATGCTATTCGCAAGTATGGCTTTGAAAGCTTTAAAAAGGAAGTATTAGTAAAGTCTTATTTTAATTACATAAAAGATTTAGAAATTAAAGCAATAGAGATGTATTCAACTATGATACCGCATGGTTACAATATGACAGCGGGCGGTGATGGGACAATTGGGTATGTTTTTACTAAAGAAGACAGGCAGAGGAAATCATTAGCTTTAAAAGGGCGCGTATTTTCTGATGAGCTTAAACGCAAATTATCTTTTGCTCATAAAGGCAAAAAAATGCCAGAAGAGCAAAAACAAAAAATTAGGGCTACTTTAAAAAGCATAGTGCGCTCGCCCGAGTGGGGGGGAAATATCTCAAAGGCAAAAAAAGGTGTTCCGCAAACTGAAGAAATGCGAAAAGCCCGATCAGAAAAGCAGCGCAAAAAATGGCTAGACCCAGAGTATAAAGCCCGTCAACTTGAATTGCAGCGTTTGGGAAGTGAGCGTAAACGCCAAAGGAGCCTTCTCCATGCCGTCTAAAAAGCCCATTTGGGACAAAGCCCGCCCCAAAGGTTTAGGCAAGCCGAAAGGGCTATCAGACGAGCAGAAGGCTTCTGCGAAGGCCATGGCCAAGGCTGCTGGCCGACCCTATCCAAATATGATCGACAACATGCGGGCGGCGCGCAAGAAATGACCAAGCGCGTTGATAAGGATGCTATGGCTTGCAACAAGCCGCATCGCACGCCGGACCATCCCAAGAAGTCGCACATCGTCAAGGCCTGCTACGATGGCCACGAAAAGATCATTCGCTTTGGTGAGCAGGGCGCCAAGACCGCCGGCAAGCCCAAGGAAGGCGAATCGGAACGAATGAAGACCAAGCGCGCATCGTTCAAGGCGCGGCATTCCGCCAATATTGCTAAGGGCCCCAGCAGTGCAGCTTATTGGGCCAATAAGGTGCGTTGGTAATGAAGCCGATTGATGCCCCAGTGCAAAAAACATTTTCTGGATTTGTTATCAATTGCGTTAATTGTAACAAAGAAAGAACCTATGCAACAAAAGGCGTTGCAATTAAAGCGTTAAACAGAAAAACCTGTTTTGAATGCCAAACAAAAAAACATTTTTTTTCAGACGGCAATATAAAAATTTATCGTAATTCTGAGAAAAAATGGTGCAGCACATGCCCTGATTGCGGGATTGAGCAGCCATACACAAGAATGGATCATGCTAAAACAAGCCAAATGAATGGTTGGCGTTGTCGTTCTTGTGTTTCAAAAACAAAAGGATTTTCCAGTCAATCAACAGGATTTTATGGAAACATTAGATTGGGGTGGTATCGCAAATTTGAAATTTCTGCGCGCGATAGAAATTTAAACTGGCAATTAACGATTGAAGATTTGGATGCTCTCTGGCGGAAGCAAAACGGTAAATGCGCTTTTTCTGGTGTAAATTTAGATAATTCTTATTTAACTGAAACCGTTTCAATAGATAGGATTGACAGTAAAAAGGGTTATTCTGTTGAAAACATCCAATTGATTCATAAAGACTTAAATCTTATGAAGCGATCTATGGATGATGAATTGTTTGTTTCTTGGTGTTGCTTGATAGCCAAGCACAAAGGTGGGTTATGATGTCCGATACGCGCACACGAGCCCACGCTGCTGTCCTTCGCGAGTTGGAGCGCACTGCGCGCTATCGCCCCATGACCAGTGAGTTTGACGCAAATGCGGCCTTTGCGGCCGATCGGCGTTCACAGAGAAGCCAGCCCCTGCCGCTGCCGCCAACACCCCCGGCTGTTGCACCTCCCCCACAGACCGGGGCTACCCAGGCGGGGGCTGGCCCCCTTTCTCCAGAAGTCACCGCTTCAATCTATCCGTCAATCCGTGACCGACTGCCAGAGAACAATCCTTGGGTGGCCGAGGCTGTCAGGATTGCAGAGAAGTACGATCTGCCGCGTGACGTGTTTTTGGCGTTGGTCCAGCGCGAGAGCAATTTCAATCCGACCGCTACAAGCAATCGCGGAGCAATTGGACTGACGCAATTGATGCCGGACACGGCGCGGGAACTGGGCGTTGATCCCCGTGATCCTGCTGCCAATCTGGATGCTGGGGCGCGGTATTTGCGGCAGCAGATTACCCGCTTTGGCAGCCTGCCGCTTGCTTTGGCGGCCTATAATGCTGGCCCGCGCCGGGTGACTGACGCTGGCAATCAAGTGCCGCGCATTGAAGAGACTGTCAAATTCGTTGACAATATTCTGCGCAATGCGGGCATGGAGGGTTATCTTCACCCCCAGCATGATCCTGAGAAGGGTTATGCTGAAGGTGGCCTTGCGTCATTAGATCAGAAATACGCCGACGGCGGCACAGTTCGCCGCCCGGCTGCTGCGCCTGTGCCTCGGCCTTCCGATGAGGATTATCTCAGCATCTTGGCTGACCGCGCTGTCGGGGCTGGTGAGCCTGTTGCTGAGCTGCGGTCTGCAGAGGGACGCGGGTTTGCGCCGATGCCGCGTTCTTTTGGTGAGGCTGGCCAGCGTATGAGCGCGGTCATTCGCGGTAATGTTGAGCCAACACCGGAAGAAGAGCGTCAGATCAGCCATGTGCGTGGGTTTACTGAAAGCCCGGCCTCCATCCGCGCCTATCATGGTAGCCCGTATCGTTTTGATCGGTTTGATATCAGCAAGATTGGCACGGGTGAAGGATCCCAAGCTTTTGGGCATGGATTATATTTTGCTGAAGCTGAGCCTGTGGCTTTTTCTTATTTAGGGAATCCAGAGGCTCGTTATGCAAGATTTTCTGGGCATATGACTCCCAGAGAAGAGTTTGCATTTGATATGGCAACAAAACCAAATGCGCGCGATTGGGATGTTATTGAAGCTTTAGTTAGAAAATATGGAGATACCATATCTTTTGATGAAGCAAATGAATTAGCAAAAAGAGCAATGGAAAATCGCGGCCATATGTATGAAGTGCGTTTAAATGTAAAACCAGAAGAACTAATAAATTGGGATGCTTCTTTAAATGCGCAGGCGCCAATTATTCGGGAATTTGCTGATAAGCGGTCAAATCAATTTTTTGGACGGTCAGCTAATCCTGAATTAGAGGGGCAAGATATTTGGCGTATGGCGTCACCTCAAAATCATCTTGACGGAAGAAACTGGCTTGAAATTGGCCCTGCAGCAGATGCGGCTCGTCGATTGCGAGAAGCAGGAATACATGGGATTAAATATTTTGATGAAGCATCACGCGCAGCAGGGCGTGGAACTCACAACTACGTCATGTTTGGCGATGATCTGATTGACCTTGTGCGCCGCTATGAAGAGGGCGGCGAGGTGCGTGTTCCTGCATCCGAGTATGACGCCGATGAGGTTGACCGGATCGTCAAGGAGTTTGCTCAAGGCGGCGAGGTAGAGGCGCCAGCGGAAACAACGATCGGCGGCCAGGAGCATAAGCTGGCCTACATTACGAATCGGGAGGCTGCGCTGCTGAAGGCGCGTGGTGGCTCCGGCCGCATGACGCGCTATGGCATTCGCGCCTATGATGATGCCAATGGCAATGGGCCTGGGGGAAACGACAGTGACAGCAGCAACAGTAATTCAGAAGCTGGTGCTCAAGATGCTGCCGGGGGTAATGCCGGTCAAGGCGCTGGACCCACTGGTGCCGGTGCTGGAGCTACTGGTGAAGCTGGTCCTGGTCCTACTGATTCCGAAACAGGAGTAAGTGGTTCTGAAGATACAGCCCCCGACACAGAAACAGCGACCACCGCGCCGACCACAGCGCCAACGGCGACAACTGGACCATTTGGTCAAGCGCCAAATACTACTGGTTTGGGCGCGTTTGGGACTGCTGTTGGTCTTGCTACTGGCGTACCCGGATTAGGAACAATCGGTTCAGTAGTTGGGTCAATGATGGATGCCGCCAATTTGAATGCCCAATTAGGCATGATGGGGCTTACTGAAAGTGTCAATCCCACCACGGCGGCAGTAAATGCTGCCACCATGGGTATGGTTGGGCAAAGCGCAGTTTCTCAATTTGGGCAGGCTCTGGGTTTTGACGCGCTGGCAGAGGCGCCCATGTCTGCCTTTAGCACGCCAAACACTGATCCTGCGCCGCCGAGTGACATGGGTGGCGGCGAATATTTATCGTATGGCCAGACGCAATATGGTGCGCCAAATTTAGGTAATATTGCTACGGCCGCATCTACGGCCAGCAGCGCGCCTACGGCATGGGATTGGAACGAAATCCAGCGGCAGGCGTCGCTGCTTGGCATGAGCGTGGACGAATACATGGCAAGCCGCTGGAAGAACCTGCCGCTTGGGATGCCGATGAAGAAGGGCGGCCTTGCTGACCTGCATGCCAAATATTCTGGCGGAGGGTCAGTTTCCGCCTATGATCCACGAGCGGTAGACCAGCTCGCACAACAGATTGAGGCTGAATATGTCTGAAACTCTCAATGATGACGACGATGATCGTGGGGAAACTGTAGAGTTTCTGGACGAGAAAACCAGCGAAGTGAGGGACACTGAAGATGGCGGAGCAATCATTCGGCTTGAGAATGAAGAA